CCAGCGAGATCCCACGCCCGGCCGGCCACAGCTAGGTAAGGCAGTCCTTAGTTCAGTTCGTTAGGTCCGTCCCATCTCCATCCATCGGCCCAGGGAGGTCAGCGTGGCTCGACTCTCGAAAGCCAGGCTCGCTGAGCGCCGGGCCCAGGCCTGGGAGCTGTACGTCGGGGGCAAGACCCAGTACCAGATCGCCGACCTGCTGAGCCTGGACCAGTCGACCGTCTCGGACGACCTCCGCATCCACGCCGACTCGATGACGCCGCAGAGCCGCGAGACGGCCGTCAAGCGCCACGAGGAGACCATCGCCTGGGCGGTGGATCAGCTGCGTGAGCTGGCGGCGATGGATGGCGCGCCGGTCACGGCCGGCAAGGACGGCAACGTGGTCCGCGACCCCGAGCGCATCGACCCGCGGACCGGCAAGAACGTCGTGGTGCGGGATTACACCGGCCGGTTCACGGCCATCCGCGAGCTCCGCGGCTACCTGGACCGGGAAGCCAAGCTGCTCGGCCTGAACGCCGCGGACAAGGTCGAAGTGTCCGGCAACGTGACCGTCGACGGTCCGGTCGATCAGGAGCTGGCTGAGCTGGCAGCCCAGCTCGGCATGGTGGCCCCCGTAGACCCCGCTGGTTGTACTCAGGACGCGCTAGCGCAGGACTCATAGGGTGTCGGGCCCGACAAGGGTTCTCGACCCCGCAGAGAGGCTACGAGTCCTTCGCCGGATGGCGACCATCAAGCCCTTCCAGTGGCGTTGCCGACGGCCGGGCTGCGACGGCATGCCGCACACCGACCCCAATCCGCTGCTGTCCATGCCGCACCGCCATGCCCGCGCCGCGCAGGTGCCGCCGTCGGGCGACTGGTACGCCTGGTTCCTGATGGCCGGGCGCGGGTTCGGCAAGACACGCACCGGTGGCGAGTACGTCAAGGACCGGATGATGAGCGAGAAGGGCCACCGTGTGGCCTGCATCGTGCCGGACATCGAGGGGGAGAGCGGCCTGGTCGGTATGGCGCCCAACCCTGGGCTGTTCCCGCCGGACTGGCGCAAGGGCCTGAAGTGGAACCGCTCGATCGGCGAGCTGGTTTTGCCCAACGGCTCGATGCTCAAGATCTTCGGCACCGATAAGCGCAAGGACGCAGAGGCACTGCGCGGCTACCAGTGCCACACCGCCTGGTTCGAGGAGCTGGGCACGCAGGTCTACGGCGACGTCGCGTGGGACATGCTGGAGTTCGCACTGCGGCTCGGCAAGGACCCGCGCGTCGTGGTGACCGGCACGCCGCGGCCCACCAAGCTGATCAAGCGGCTGGTCAAAGAGGACGACGGCGTCATCGTCACGACCGGCAACACCTATGACAACGCCGCCAATCTGCCCGCCGTCACGCTCGACCGCATCAAGCTGCGGCACGAGGGCACCACGCTGGGCCGGCAGGAGCTGTGGGGCGAACTGCTCGACGACGCGGTGGGCGCGCTGTGGCACAGCTCGATGTTCGTGCGCGACCACCGTGTACCCGACCTCGTCAAGGTCTACATCGGGGTGGACCCGGCCGGCAGCGCCCACAAGACGTCCGACCTGACGGGCATCGTGGCCGTCGGTCTCGACGAGGTGGGCCGGCTGTGGGTGCTGGCCGACAAGTCCGGCCGCTACTCCCCCGAGCAGTGGCGCCGCGTGGTGCTCGACCTGTTCGACGAGCTGGGCGCGGACGCCGTCGTCGGCGAGCAGAACTTCGGCGGTGACATGGTGGCGGCCAACCTGCGCGCCGTCCCGCCCGGCGAACGCCAGCTGCCCTACATCCCGGTACACGCCAGCCGGGGCAAGGTCATCCGGGCCCGGCCGGTGCTCGGCCTGTACGAGCAGAGCCGCGTCATCCACGTCGGGGTGTTCGCCGATATGGAGCAGGACCTGACGACGTGGATCCCGCCCGGCCAGTTCAACGGCGAAGGCGACCCCATCGAGCCCAGCGACTGGAGCCCCGACCGGATGGACGCCCTGGTCTGGGCGGTCAGCGCGCTGGCCGTCCGGCCGCGCAAGCCCAGGACGACGTCGACTTTCGTGGCAGCGTAGGAGCATGTACAGTCATGGACACACATCGACAGACACGTTAGGGGACGTGATGGACCAGGAACGACGCGAGGCAATCAGCGCGTTGGGCGAAGAGAACCTGCAGGCGCTGCGCGACATGGCAGGTCGGGCGGCCGCCACCGTGGAGTCCGGCGGTGAGGCTGTATTCCATACCAGCCGTGCGCTCCCCCAGGCCGTGCACGAGGGCACGTTCGAGGACTGCCCGGAGTGCTCGCCGTGCGACCACAACCCGCTGGCGGAAGACGGCTGTGAGAAGTGCACGGCGCCTGCCGCGGACCCGGAGCAGCTGTGTTTCGCGGTGTCGACGAAGACGGGCACGCTGATGACCCGCGAAGGTCGGCCGCTGTGGGCTACCCGCAAGCTGTGGACGAGCCTGCCCGCCGCCGTATCCCAGGTCATCCCGATCAAGGGAGCCCCGCCGATCGGCAGCATGGCGATCGACAGCACGCACCAGGGACCGGACGTCGTCGGCCGGCTGCTCGAACTGCTCGACAAGCTGGAGAGCCAGGCCGTCGAGAGCGCGAAGGCTGTCATGGCCATCAGCTCGATCGCAGCCAAGGGCGCGGAGGGTCTGGCAGACCTGAGCCTGATCATCAGCCAGCGAGTCCACTTCGTCGAACTGCTCGACCGCGCGGCCGCGATGATCGACCCGGACCGGCCGGAGGGCACGGCGACCTACGAAGCCCGGCTCGACTGGCTGGCCAAGTGGCGAGAGACGGTGGGCCGATGAGCGGCGGAGAGTGGAAGCCCGAGACGCACACCATCCCTCCGGATCAGCTGCCCCGCCACGGTCCGGACGTGGCCAAGCCGTTGCCGAACCGCAAGGAACGCCGGGCCTGGGCGCGCGAGGCGGCCCGGCAGCTCAACCGCGGGCGCCGGACCCGCGTGGTGGCCATCGCGTCCGGCAACCGCGAGACCTGCCAGCACGGCCAGCTGGTCGGCCAGTGCACCGAGTGCGCGAAAAGCACGGAAAGGTAGGCCATTGTGTTGGAAATCCACATGAAGAATCGCATTCGGGAAAACGGCATCGTCTCGCAGCTCAGCATCGACGAGCTGTTCGGCACAATCCACCCCGCGGCCGAAGGCGCCGTATTCATCGAGCCGGCTCCGGGCACGCTACTCAACCTCTGCCACGTGGAGCGGATCATTGAACTGCCGACTGACGGCGCGCCGTGATCTGGCTGCTGATCATCCTGCCGCTGGCCACCCTGTCCGCCGGGGTGGCCAGCGGCTTCGTGCTCGGAACGCGACAGACCGCCCGTATGATCGCCCGGATGAGTGAGTCCCAATTGGACGACCTCGCCGACAGAGTGAGGAGGCATCGGGATGGCGCTAGCTGATCTTGCACTGCGTGCGGCGGGGCTGCGCGCCCGGCCCCCGGCGCTACGCTCGACCAACCCTCCGCGCGGCGCGCTGGAGTCGCCGAACTTCTACGGCACCCCGCACCAGCCGCTGTGGCCGGTCTACGAAGGCACCTCGCAGGTTGAGATCGCCGAACGGAACCTGTACGCCATGCGCTCGGTCGAGAAGATCGCCGAGTCGATCAGCCGGCTGCCCTACTGTGCGGGCAACGTGAAGTCCCGGCTCGCCCGGCCGACCAGCCAGCGGATGCAGCTGCTCGGCCCGGCGCCCGGCGCCCCGAACTCGCTGTGGTCGAGCCAGCGGCTCTGGCGCTACCTGATCATCCAGTACCTGATCACCGGCAAGATGGGCATGATCAACGAGCGGGACGGCTCCGGTCGGATCGTCGCGCTGTGGCCCCTGCTCGCCCAGTACCTCGTTCCGGTGCTGGCTCCGGCCGGCGGGAAGTCCTACTTCGAGGGCTACCGCTACGGCACCCGTGGCGCGCAGGGCTACCGGGAATTCCAGCTCGACGAGGTCACCTACATCTACCGGCCCAGCCAGCGCGACATGCGCCAGCCGGAAGCACCGCTGCGCCTTGCCCAATGGGGCATCAACATCTTGCAGCTGATCGATGAGTTCGATCAGGCATTCCTGAAGAACGGCGGCGTGCCCGCGCACCTGGTCATCACTCCGTCGTTCACCCAGAACGATGATCGGGTGGCCTTCCGCGACCAGTTCCGGACCAAGTTCGGCGGGCCGCGCAACGCCGGGAAGCCTGCCTTCGCGGAGTACACCGATGAGCAGGGCGACTACGGGCAGGGTCAGCCACGCCAGACCGTCGACGTGAAGACGATCGGGCTGTCGCAAAAGGACAGTCAGATGGCGCTCACCCGCGAGGCGCGTATCGATGACATGGTGGTGGCCATCGGCGTGCCGCTCACCCTGCTGGGCCTGAGCCGCGAATCCAAGTACACCAACATGGACAACGACCGCGTCAACTACTGGCGCGAGACCGCTGACCCGCTGCAGAACGAGCTGTCCGACAACCTGAACGTGGCGCTGTCCGAAATGGACGGACCGCAGGACGTCGGCTGGTTCGACACGTCCGGCGTTCCCGAGCTGCGCAAGCCGCCGGTGTTCACCGAGCAGGGCGGACTGGCCGCGGTGGCGGCCGGCGTGGTCACCGAGAACGAGTACCGGTCGGACCGCGGCCTGCCGCCGAAGGACGGCGGCGACGAGTACCACAAGCCGGCTCCGGCAGCACCCCCGCCACACGCGCCCGGCACCGAGCCGCAGCAGGGCACCGACATGCCGCCGATCAAGACGTCGCCGAACCGCACGGTCAAGGTCACCGCGGTCCGCACCGACCTGCTCGACGTCGTGCGCGCCCAGCTGGCCACCGAGCTCGCCGCCCAGCGCAGCGAGCTGGAGGCCCGGCGTGACGGCAGGCGAGGCGGCCGCCGCCGCGCCCACGCCGCACTCGACCTCGGCCTGGTCTACGACCAGGACCACTGGCAGCGCCGGATGGCCACCAACCTGGCGCCCGGCCTGCGCGCGGCGGGCTACGGCGACGACGTGATCGAGTCGTTCAGCGTCGACGTCACCCGGCAAGTGCTCGACCAGCTCGACGGCCAGACGTCCATCGCCGAGACGGTGTGGGATCCGGGCGCCTACCTGCCCGCGCTCGACCGGCCGACCGTGCAGCTCGATGCCGGGCTGGTCGAGACGGTCCTCGCTCAGGTGGCGGGCGGCCAGCACGACGCCGCGGCTGCGCTGGCGCTGCTGGGCGGTGGTGGATGACCACGCCCGCGGCCGTACCGCCGCCGGTCGAGAGCGACAACACCGACGAGGTCATCGCCGCGCTGGGCGCGCTGCTCATCGCCGGGGCGACGGTGGCCGCGGTGCTCAAGCTACTCGGCACGCTGCAGGGCATCCAGAAAGCCGCGATCACCGCGCTGTTCAGCGCCCGGAAACTGGGCACACTGCTCGGCAAAAAGCTGACAGATCCCGGACAGAAAGCCACCACGTCGGCCCGGATCCGGTACGTCGCTGCCCAGCAGCAGGCCTACGCCCGCGCCGCGTACATCGTCCGGGCGACCCAGCGCCTGGCGCCGGCATATGCCACCAAGGACGCGGCCACGATCACCGCCGTGCAGCAGCGCGAGGACCAGTTCGCCGTGGCCCACGCCAAGGCGGCGGCCGGACGGCAGACTGCGCTGAACGACCTCATCAAAGCCGTCGGCAAGACGAAGCCCGACGGAGACGGCCGGATCCTCATGGGCTGGTACGCGGAGCCGTTCCCCTGCCCGACCTGCCTGCTCGCCGACGGCTGTGACTTCGACGTGCTCGACCCACCGTCGATCGGATGGCCGGGCTGGGTGCATCCGAACTGTCACTGTGAAGCTGGATCACCGCACGGAGGTGCGCTCGTGGACGACGTCGTCACCCGAACCGAGATGCCCGAAGAGGTGCGCTCGCTGGAGATCGCGCCGGAGTACCGCACCAGCGGGCTGCAGGCCACCAAGAACGGCCGGAAGCTGTGGAAGTGGCTCACCTCCGCGGAGGGCACGGCGCACTTCGCCGGCAGCCCGCACCCGTGGCAGGCACTAGTTGACTTCCTGGTGAGCAAGGGAGTCTCGCCTGGGCAGGCCCAGGGTGAAGCCACCAACATCATGATGGCCACGGCAGCCGGCAAGGCGCTGTTCGCCATGGGCCACAAGGGAAAGAAGAAGCGAGGCGTCATGAAGACCGAGACCCGCACCGCCGTCATCACCGAGGTCCGCGGACCCGGCACGGCCAAGCCCGACGCCCGGCCGGGGTTCACGGCCAAGCTGGTGGCCTACGGCGTGCCTGACAGCTACCGCACCAGCTGGACCCCGGGCGTGTTCACGCGTGCGCTCGACGCGCGCTCCGGCGACGGCCGCTCGATCCCGGTCGTCTGGGATCACAACTGGGCCGACCCGGTGGGGCAGGTCGTGGCCTACCGCGACCAGCCGGACGGGTTCTACGGCGACGTCGAGTTCGATGACTTCGACGCTGTGCCGCGCGCCAAGCAGGCCTACGCCCAGATGCAGCCCAACCCCACCACCGGCAAGCCGACGATGGGACAGTTCAGCTTTGCGTTCGTCCGCGGCGAAGAGGTGGAAGACACCGAGCACCGTGGCGTGATGCAGCAGACCAGCGTGGACGCCGTCCAGGAATTCAGCATCGTGCTCAACGGCTCGGTGCCGGGCACCAAGCCGCTGGCCGTGCGCAGCGCCCAGACCGTCGACGCCACCACCGCGGCCGAGCTGGTCCGCAAGGTCGGGGCAGGCGAGCTGGACCTCACCGACGCGCTCGTGGAGCTGCGCGGCGCGAGCAAGGGCCCGGCCGCCGCAGCATTCGAGTTCCGCGCGCTGACCGCCGCGGGTACCTCGGCAGAAGGGGCTGACCCGGGCGCGGTGCTGGCGGCCGTCGACGCAGCCCTGTCCGGCGTGGCGGAGCAGCTGGACAAGGCCGACGTCGAGGCCGCCCGCCGGTTCTTCTCCCAGGCGGCCAGCCGGCTCTCCGAACTGCAGTATCTGCTGGGCATGACGCCCACCGTCGACGGCTACGGCGAGTCCTACGCCTGGCGTGCGATCGACGGCGCGACCACCGAGCAGCGCAGCGCCGGCAAGGACCAGGCGCCGGACGACGACGTGCTGAACGCGCTGGCCAAGGTCGGCCGACGATGAGCGTCGTCGTCTACAAGCAGGGCAGCGACCCCAGCGCCTTCTACCGGCTGACCGAGCCGGCACGGGTGACCGGCACCGAGGTGGTCGAGCGCCTGCCGCACGTCGGCAGTGCGGACACGGTGATCCTGAACCGGCCGCTCGATCCCGGAATCGCGGAGCAGGTGCGGCTGTGGCGCGAGGAGGGCCGGACGGTCATCGTCGACATGGATGATGACTTCGATGCCGTCGTGCCGGAGCACCACATCCACGGCATGTACACCACCGAGCACCTGCACGCCGCGTGCAAGGCGGCGAGCGTGGTCACCTGCTCGACACCGGCGCTGATCACGCGGTACGGCTACGGACACGGCGTGCTGCTCCGGAACAAGATCCCGGAAAGCTACCTGTCGGTAACCCGACGGTCCCGTAAGCCGGTGGTCGGCTGGAATGAGACGCTGCCGCCGGACGGCACGTGGATTGGCTGGTACGGCTCGCTGGGCAGCCACCCCAACGACCCGATGGTGGCCGGCGCGGCGGTCGGCGCGGCGCTGGGTACCGACCCGGATGCCGAGTTCGTATTCGCCGGGCCACCGAAGGACGGGCCGCGGCTGGCCGAGCTGTTCGACGTCCCGGCGGTGCGCGAGCTGGGGCTGTTCTCGATGGGCGGCCTGATCCAGGTCATCAGCGAGTTCGATATCGGAATCGTGCCGCTGGAGCACTCGTCGTTCAACGACGCCAAGAGCTGGCTCAAGGGGCTGGAGTTCGCCGCGGTGGGCGTGCCGGTCGTGGCCAGCTCGACGCCGGAGTATCGCCGGATGGCCCGCGCACAGATGGGCGGGCGACATGGCCCGCCGGTGTGCTGGCTGGCGTCCACCCCACCTGAGTGGGAACGCCAGCTGACGAAGCTAATCCGGCGTCCGGACTGGCGGGCCGATCTCGCCGCGAACGGCAAGGCCTGGGCCGCCACGCAGACCATCGAGCGAGCGGCTGACGACTGGCGGACAGTCTGGTACAGTCATGATCACGCGACGCTGTGACAGGCTGTGATGTGACTGCCAGGGACGCTCTCCGTTTGTGACGATCACCCAAACCAGGGAGTTCCTGATGCCCCAGAGCACTGTCGAATGGCGCCGTGACGCCTCGGCCGATGAACTCGCCAAGCGCTGCGAGGAGATGCGCAGCGAGTGGGCCGAGACCAGCAAGCTGGACCGCGAGAGCGACGGCTACCGCAAGGCGAAGACCGAGTTCCTGGCCGAGGTCGAGGATATCGACGTCAACCTGACGCTCCGCCGGATGGAGAACGTCCCGGCCGGGCTGACGAACGAGAAGCGTAACCAGGGCGTCGCCCCGGGCAACGTCGGCGGTTCGCTGGACCTGCAGGTCGAGCGCCGCAGCCCCGGCGAGATCGCGTTCCGCGACGAGGCGTTCATCAAGTGGTGCGCCGACGCGGCCGCCAAGGGTGACGGCTTCGGCCAGTCGCCGCAGGTCGCGATGCGCTCGCTGTTCGGATCGGTCGAGCACCGCGCACTGGTGGCCGAGAACGACGCGAACGGGTCGAGCGGGCTGCTGCCGGTCGGTCAGCCGTTCCTGGTCGACACGCGCCGTCGCCGGCTGTTCATCCGCGACCTCATCGGCGTGCAGCATACCGGCCTGGCCGCGATCCCGTACATCCGGGAGCTCAACCCGGTGGCGAACGCGCTGAGCGCGAGCACCGTCACCGAGGGTGCGACGAAGCCCGAAG